CAACTGGAGGCACTGGACGACGATGGCGTTATTACCCCCGGGCGGGTCGTCGAATACGGAGATCCTCTGGTACTTGTGGCGGACAAACGAGACCGGAGAGTTGGTTCGGTCAGCGGCGCCCGTGCTGGTTCGTTCAGCGATCAAACCACAGTCTGGACGCATCATACACCCGGTGTTGTTACCGATGTTTCCAAAACCAACAAAGGGGTCAACGTCGCGGTCCACACCGTGATGCCGCTGCAGGTTGGCGACAAAGTTTCCAACCGGTTTGGCGGTAAAGGGGTGGTCGGAAGAGTGATTCCAGACCACGAAATGCCTGTCGGCGATGACGGGAAGCCCTTGGAGCTGCTCCTGAACCCGTTGGGCGTCATTTCCCGAGGGAATCCCAATCAAGTCGTGGAGACCATTCTCGGCAAGATTGCCGCCAAGACGGGCAAACCCTATGTCATGCCGGATTTCCAGAATTCCCAAGACCTGGTCCGGTTCGCCGAACAAGAACTGGCCAAGCATGGCATGAAAGATCTGGAGGATCTTCACGACCCGGTGACGGGACAGAAGATTCCACAGGTGCTGACTGGTAATACGTTCTTGATGAAGCTGCACCACACGGCCGAGTCGAAAGAGGGTGGCCGCGCGTTCGGTGCGTACACCGCTGACGGCACGCCAGCGAAAGGTGGTCCGGAAGGGGCCAAAACATGGGGGATGTTGCACCTCAATGCCCTACTCAGTCACGGAGCAATGGGCGTTATCGACGATGCCCACCGGGTGCGAGGTCAGCGGAACACGGCATACTGGGCCGCCGTTATGTCTGGCCGGACGCCTCCAGACCCTCCGCCATCGTTCACCTATGACAAGTTCCTGAACTACCTACGGGGTGCCGGGATCAACCCCGTTCGAAACGGGTCCAGTACTCACCTGATGGCCCTGACGAACAAGGATATTGACGCACTGGCCGGTGATCGGGCGATCCAGAATGCCGAGACGGTCGATTGGAACCATGCGAACCTGCGGCCTGTCGTGGGTGGGTTGTTTGATGAGAAGATATTCGGCGGGGCGGCGGGTAGCCGGTGGGGCAAGATCCCATTGGATGAGCCTATGCCGAACCCGGTCATGGAAGAGCCGATCCGCCGGGTCTTGGGCCTGAAAACAGCAGAATTCCGGGACGTGATTGCCGGTAAGAAGGAATTGCACGGCCAGACTGGGCCGCAAGCGATTGCAACAGCTTTGGACCGGATTGATCTGCCCAAAGAGCTGGAGAAGGTCAAATACACGATCGCCAATGGGCGAAAGACGGAGCGTGACACAGCCATCCGGAAAGCCGGGTTTCTGATGGGTGCGGCGAAAACTGGAGTGCACCCACGGGAGTGGATGTGGAATTCGGCCCCAGTTCTGCCGCCTCAGTTCCGACCGATCAGCAAGATGTCGAACGGCGTGCCGATGGTAGCGGATGCGAATTATCTGTACCGCGAGCTGTTTGAAGCGAAAAAGCTGGCAAAGCAGAGTCGGGATGCCTTTGGTGACAATGGCGAGGAACGACTCAACCTGTATGACAACCTCAAAGCCGTTGCTGGCTTGGGCGACCCTGTGTCAGATAAGCTGCAGCAGCAGGAAGTGAAAGGACTGCTGTCCCATGTGATCGGAAAGAGCCCGAAGACCGGGATGATGCAGCGACGACTGCTGGGGCTCCGGGCAGATTTGGTGGGTCGGGCGACAGTTATCCCGAATCCCAATTTGGACATGGACAGCATTGCCATTCCGGAAAACATGGCATGGAGCATTTACCGACCCTTCATCACCAAGCACTTGGTACAACGCGGCATGACCCCATTACGGGCGGCCACAGCCATCGCAGAGCGGCACGAGGCGGCCCGGAATTCCCTGCTGGAAGTCATGAAAACGCGGCCCGTGATCGTCGATCGCTCGCCGGTGTGGCACCGGTATGGGATTATGGCATTCCATCCTCAGATCACGTCCGGACACAACATCGAAACCAATGTTGTGGTCAACAAAGGCTACAATCTCGACCACGACGGCGACGCCATGCAGGTCCACGTCCCGGCAACAGACAAGGCTGTCCAAGATGCCTACGAAAAAATGTTGCCCTCAAAAAATCTTCTCGATGTAGCCACGTTCCGGCCTCACATGGTACCCTCCCAAGAGTTTCTGGGTGGGTTGTACTCGGCCAGTACCAGTAAAAGTTCGAATCGCCCGCTTCAGTTTGCCCGTAAACTGGACGCACTGAGAGCTTTCTGGCGTGGTGAAATCGGGGCGGACCAAGAAGTCCATATTCTCAATGAGTGAGGTTGCAATGCCGTTGAATCCGTTCCTATTGGCTGCTGCAAAGCAGACGACGCAGAAAGTTGCTTTCGTACAACCCGGCGGAGCTGCGGCAGCTGATCCTACGGCGCCGCAACAGCCACAACCCGGAGCCGCTCCCGGCTCGCCTCCCGGGGCTCCCCCTGCGGGGGCTCCCGGGGCTGCCCCTCCGGCACCTCCTGCCGCGGGCGGCGATCCGTCGGCGGCTGGTGGAGACCCTGCGGCCGGACCTCCGATGGCTGGGGGATTCGATCTGTCGCAGCTGCCTACAATGATCCAACAGGCCGTGCAGCAAGCGATGGCTGGCGGTGGAGCCGGTGGCGGTGCCAAAAAAGGCGGTGGCGGCGGTAAAGAGGACGCTGTTGCCAAACAGCTGTACACCCACAACCGCCTGCTGACGGCTATGGCCAACGCACAGGGCATCCAGCTGCCAAACGAGGATATCCTCGGACCGCCACCCGGTGCGGACCTGTCGTCCAGTATCGGCACGAACATGGCGGGCCAAGACCCGAATGCCGCCGCACAGGGCCAAGATCCGAATGCCCAAGCTCAGGGCCAGCCGCAACCAACCCCTCAGCCACAGCCGATGAATTTCGCCCAGTCCTTAGTCCAAAAGACAGCGGCAGATATCGTGGCCGACCGGATTGGCTCCCCGCGACAACAGCTGGACTTGGTGCCACTGCAGGTCGAAATACCTGTCCTGGATGTGATTCGGATGCAGGCGATGGAAGCCGCACAGTCCGGACAGCCCAAGCTGGCCAGCACCTCGTCGGCAGCCGCCGCTCTGCATGAGCTGTTAGGACTTATGAAAAAATGATGCTCCAGTTTGAGATTATCGACGAATTCGGGCATCCGCAGGTGGTTCGCGGAGCCCGGGTTCTGATTCGAGACTGCACGACGGGTAGTCCGATCGGTGTCGCAGCGGTAACTGGCCGAGGCATGGTCGAAGTATCCACCGCAGATCAGTCAGATTTCAACCAAGTGTTGCGCCAGCTGGGGATTCGTGAAAGTATCCTGGTCACAAACCTATCAGCAGCGGATCTACCCCCTATTTCGATTGGATGAACATGGACGTTCCTTCACTGCTCGACGACTGGCTGACCCAGATCAAAGTTGAGATCGGGGCTCATTACGAGGCGGCCCGCAGGTACGAGGCCTACAACTCCCGCCTCGGATATCCGACAGTGATTCTGTCGGCCATTACTGGCACGGCCATTACCGGGATCACCGGACAGTCCGCGGAGGCTGCCGGGGCCGTGACGGGAGCTTGGGCTTGGACGCATCTAGCGGCCATCGGGCTCAGTGTGTCCGTGACCATCCTGTCCAGCTTGGCGACTTTCACACAGTTCTCAGCCAGGGCCGCGGCCCACAAGACGGCTGCACTGGAACTGAGCAAGCTACGCCGGGAGATCGAAGTCAGCTTGGTGCTTGGAGATCCGATCACCCGTGCGGTACTGGACAGCTTTCGCACAAAGCGGGACGAGCTGGGCAAAAGTACCCCTACGATTCCAGACGCCATCTTCCAGCGGCACCGAGCCCGCTCAGATCGGCAGCAGGCTGTGAAACCAGAACCAAAGCGTTGAGTTCGATATGCTGCGAATGACCGTTGGACAACTTGCTATTCAGCACGCGCTGCCGCCGCAACTGCAGCAGCACGGAATGGTTCTGGACAAAAAGGGGTTGGAAGAGCTGCTGACAAAGCTGGCTACTGAGCATCCCGAGCAGTACAAGGACTCTCTGCACAAGCTGACCCAGCTCGGCCGCGAAGTGTCGTACCGAACTGGTGGGAACTCATTCGGGCTGAAACATCTGAAGACAGCTGACGCAACACTGATGTCTCGCCAGCGGCTCCAGTATGGCATGCGGCAGATCAGAGCCCGGCAAGACCTGTCTGACGACGAAAAGCAGGCCCAGATTGCCGCCATGCTGGATAAGGAAGGCGACCAGTTATCCGACGACATCTACAAGGAAAGCCTCGGGCAGAACAACCCATTAGCCCTGCAGGTCCTGTCAGGGAGCCGTGGGAACAAGTCGAATCTCCGCAGTCTGCGTGGATTCGACGTCGCGTATAAGGACGACCGGGAAAACCGGATTCCGATCCCGATCCTACGAAACTACAGCGAAGGCTTATCCCCTGCCGAATACTGGGCCGGTACTTATGGAGCCCGCCACGGCGTTATCTCAACCAAGATCGCCACAGCTGACGGGGGGTACTTCCTGAAGCAGCTCACCCAAGCCACGCACCGGCTTATTGCGTCAAAACTGGACGCGGACGAAGACGACGGAAACCCCAGCCGCCGGGGCCTGCCGGTCGACACCGACGATCGAGACAATATCGGAGCCCTTCTGGCGGTCGATCATGGGCCATACAAGCGTAATACCATCTTGACGGCCAAAGACCTGGCGGCCCTGAAACAACACGGATTCGATCAGATCCTGGTTCGGAGTCCTACGGTGGGTGGACCGTCCGATGGCGGGGTCTACAGTCGTGATGTCGGCATCCGAGAGCACGGTCGCCTCCCTGAGCGGGGGGAGTTTATCGGAATTCCCGCGGCTCAAGCCTTAGGCGAGCGGTTGACCCAAGGGGCACTGGGGGCCAAGCACTCGGGCGGGGTGGTCGGGACAGGCCCTTCCGGCTTCGAACTGGTGAATGCACTGGCTCAGGCTCCGGCAATTTTCCCCGGCGGTGCCACACACGCCGAGGATGACGGGGTCGTCGGAGAGCTGGAACCGGCCCCGCAGGGCGGACACTATGTCGCGGTCAACGGAATCAAACATTACATCGATCCCAAGGTGCAGATGTTGGTTAAGCCCGGCGATCGTGTCGAGGCCGGGGATGTTCTGACATCCGGCGTACCACAACCTGAAGCGATTGTGCGGCACAAAGGTCTTGGGGAAGGGCGACGCTACTTCATCAAAGCCTTTCGGGACGCCTACAAGAATTCAGGCATCCCGGCACACCGCCGCAACGTCGAGCTGGTCGCCCGTGGGTTGCTTGACCACGTCCGGATAACAGACATGTGGGGTGATTACGCCCCGGATGATGTCGTTCCGTACCACGCGATCGAAAGCAACTGGGAACCCCGTCCAGGTACCACGACCAAGCCAGTTCGCTCGGCTGTCGGCCAATACTTGGAGCAGCCCACACTGCACTATACGATCGGCACCAAGATCAAGCCGTCGATGGTATCAACCTTTGAGAAATTTGGTGTTCAAGGTGTTCCGGTCCACCCGGAACCGCCACCGTTTCAGCCGGAGATGCTGCGGGCGGCGACATCAGTCTCGACAGACCCGGATTGGCAGACTAGGCTACTAGGCTCAGGGCAGAAATCGAGCCTGCTGGATTCAACGCACCGGGGGGCTGAATCCGATGCTGCGGGAACGAGTTATGTGCCAGCCTTGTCTTCTGGACAGAAGTTCCCGGCAGTGAAGTTTTGAATTTCCGGAAATTGGGCATGGAGGCCCGGTTGATGGCCGACTCATGGATCGATTCAGGCGCGAACTCGCTGTCCTATGACGCACCCAAGGTGCCGTCTGTCAGTGCCGCCACCGCCATCGGCCACCCCGTTTCGACAATAGGTACGGCTCCGTCGCCCACGGGAAGAGCGGCCTCGGCCGTCGGAAGTCTGTCGAGAACGGCCTCAGCAGTCGGAAGTCTGCCGAAACCTGCCGCACCCGCAGCGGCCGCCGGGGTCAGACCGGCCGTTCCGGCCAAGCCTGCGATGCCCGCTAAACCGGCAGCTCCTCGACCGATCCCAGGTTTGTCGGCATTATCAACCCAAGCTACCCCTGTGAGGCCTGAGGCGGGCCGTCCAATCCCACCGCCGCCGCCTCCGCCGCCGCCTTCAGAGCCGAGCTCGGCTCCTGGAATCAACGGGCTGGAGTCCCAAGCCCCGCACACAGCGGCCGGAGCACCACCGAGTGTTGTCGGGACGCTATTTAATGCGGGACTTGGAGCTCTGAACTATACCAGTCCGGCCAGTTTTGGATGGGGTGTAGCCGTGGAGGCCCTTGGGCACGGATTAGACCGGGATGGCTCCAATCAGATACACCAGTCCGCCATGCAGCGCAGTTATCCGGCTAACGCGGCCAACAATCTTGTAACAGCGCCGCACGTCAATGCGGGTCGTATACTCGACGCTGCGGCGACAACGGGTTACAACAGTGCCCAGCAGGGGCTGCGGCAGTTGTCGCTCGATCCCCAGATTTATGCCAACCAGCAACAACGGATTCGAGAGACGCAACAGGCCATGGCCCAAGGCCGGGCGACACCACAACAACTTCGAGACGCTCAGACGCGACTCCAACGGGAGATCGCCGAGCAAAAAGCAGACAACTCGCTGCGGCCGTGGTTATGGGGGATCTGATTATGGTGAGTACTCTGACGAAACAGGCCGACATTGGCGGCCAAGGTGGAGACACCGATTTCGAGAACTCGTTCAGCGGGCTTGCCCACGCGTTCATGCGTGAAAAAGCCCCGATGCTGGAGCCGTACGAACTCGGATTCCAGCTGCTGGAGCGTAGCGATGACGGTCAGCGGGCTGTCGGGATCACCGGCTTCCAGGTCGGCAAGCAGTTAATGTATGCACCCGTGTTTTGGCTCAACGGCCAGATCAAGGGTAGCGAACTGTTGTTTGCCCACAGCACGTCGATGTTCGTGCCCTGTAAGGAGAACTGGATCAACTACCTGCTGGGCCGAAAGACCCAGCAGATCGGTACAGCCGTCTCCCGCAATCCGCGGCAGCTGGGTATCCGACAGCCGGATCTCAAGCGCATGACGCGATCTCCCTACAAATTTGCGGCTGAAAACACCCCGGTTAAGGCTCCTAACTGGGTTATCTGGGGTGAAGAAGCGTTGTGCAAGGTCGCCACAACACCCGTGCAACCCTCCGTGAATTTCTTGGAATTCATTGAAGCCTGTGGACGCAAGGGTGTGCACGCCTTTCACAAGATGGCGGAAGTCTCCCCCGAGACTGCCGCAGCGATGTACCGGAATCACGGAGAAGCCTTGCTTCAGGCTCTGCGGAAAGCCGCCGCAGCCGAGCTTGTGGATGCCGCTCAGGAAGGAAATGCGGACAACTCCACGGAGAGTGGAAGTTCTGGCGATATTGCTGACCCAAAGGCACAGTCTGGGATGAAGCTGCGGGTCTACACCCTGAATGACAGCGATGCACTGCCTGCAGACATGTCGGACGAGGACCGCGAAGCACTGATGCGGGACGGATTCAAAGTCCACGACCTGCGGGACGACGATGAGACCTCCAAGGCCTACGAGGAGTCCGGTCCGGCCCGTGTGTTCAACCCTTCCGAAACTGGCCTGTATGACATCATTACGAAGCTGGACGGAGTCACCAAGTGCTTGGTGGTTTCCAAGCCGTGGGGTCCGGACGGTCGGGAAGGGAGCTGCCTGGTCATCAGCCTGTCAGACGGCAAGCCCTATCGGTACGCCAAGCAAACCGATGTCTGGGCTACGAAATACTACGACAACACGGAATACCGTGAATTCGTCTCAAATCTGAAAAAGGCCGATGATGTCGTGGCCGACAGTGGCGACAACATCGTCTTGCTGGACGAGCGTGGCCACGGTTCGACCCCGATGTCCGTGGATCGGAGCTCATGGGACGAAGCCGGTTGTGTTGCCTACACGGTTCGACCGGACAAAGGTCATGTCTGTGGCGTTGTCCGCGACACCAAGCCCGGTCCGGGTTCCTACAACTACGGTACAGCCCAGATCGTCGTGGACGACGATACTCGGACCAAGTTCCGGGCAGGCGAAGGAAAGCTGTACGTCCCCAGTGGTGCCGCCATCCTGAACGTCGGCAGTCGCTACGGCGACGACTTGATGCTCGGCCGAGCCAGTGACCTGAAAAACACCCTGTACCGACCGCTGTCGAAGCTGGCGGTGTTTAGGTCCGGCAACGAAGTTGTCCTCTCCTACGGCGGTAAACAATCCCAACCTATGACGGCCACGGAAGCTGTCGTGCGGATGGTGGGTGGTGTCGGGCTGCGTGAATCCGCCGCACGGGAACTGCTAAAAACCGCATCCGTTCAGCGTGTTGCCCGGTGTATGGTGAAGGTCGCCGAACCGTATTTGGACAACGACCCGGCCTACGCACTGCCTGCCGACTTGGACTACATGCACCAGGGTTCCATGCAGCTGCTGGATGGCGACTCGGTTCCTACCACCGAGTTCGAACCAAAGAATCAGCGGGTCGGAATGCCGAAGGAATACGTCCGGCAACAGATTCGTCCCGTCCATTATGTCGACGACGGGGCCTTCGACACCGCCCGGCAAGCGGAACAAACTGGCTCAAAAGATGTCATGGACGCTTCCGCCATGACCTCAATGTTGCGTAATATGCGTGACGACCAGTTGATCGACCGGTTCGTGCCGTCTTTGGCCTCCGCACTGGACGCGACCGGCCGTCTGCTGTTCCAATACTACTGGCACCAAGAGGACTTCGCAGAACGGTACGGGGACCGGGACATGCCGGAACTCGAAGACGGACTGAGAAACCTGTTTGAAGCCTTGGGGGACATGACGCTGAAGTTGAAGCAGAAGAGCGTCGACCCCTACCCAGAAGATACGGACGGCGGCGTAGACCTGACCGACATCGCAGGAGCAAGTTGAAATGTCATTTATTCGTTCCGAAGTACTCACCGGGATGTCCGTCCCGAACGGGCAGTCCACGATCGAGGGCCGAATCCCGGCCTGCGGCACAGGACTGCTGTACAGCTTGCTGGTCAACCAGACCGGCGGCAGCCTGGACGGCTACACGGTCGAGATTTTCTCGAAGTCTGCGGCGGTGACACCGAACTATCCTGTCGGATCTGTCCCGACTGTCAGCGGAGACCCGGAAGGCGCGGCAACGATTCACCGGGTCATCGCTCCGCTTACCGTGGCCGGAGCCGCTGCCGACGGAGCGGTTTACATTCCGAACGGGCAGCCGTTCTACAATCGCGATTCGACCATTGCTGATCGGCATGATTACCTGTGGTTCAAGCTGACCCCGGCGGTCGGGATCACCTCAAAGGTATTCTCCATGCTGATCACATATTCGGAAGCCGACCAGTAGTATGTCCAGTCACGATCCGACAGAGATCGACCTGACGCCGGAGAACCCTTGGCGTCCGGTCGACTGGCGATGGCAACGGGCGTTGAAACTCCAAGGAAAAGAGTTTCGACGCAATCCGCGTTTCGACGATACGGACATCACGAACGCCGTCCGCTTTATCGAAGCCGCCCAGTATTCGGAAGGCGACCGATCCCGATCGACCATCTTGGCACTGCGATACCCAGATATGTACTGGGCGGTCGACATGTACAAGAACGCCGACGCAGCCTGGCGTTACGAAGTCGAAGCCCGCATCCTCGCCAACGAGTCTGTCTCTGAAATTAGTTCCCGGATGGATATGCGGCCCGGCGCTATGGAGATCTACGAACGGCTGTTCTACGACGTCCGTTCTCGGCTGCGGCACAGTTCTTATATCCTGCACATTGCCATCGGCCCGGCGCTGCACAAGGGTCTCAAAGAGTCGGATTACCACCTGATCTGGAAATACTACGCGTTCACTTACGGGCCTCGGATGCTGGATGCCATTATCCAGCAGGCGATCGCACCCGGCCGTCCGAGAACTGCAGACGAGGTTCGCGGAACATTCCAAGATGACGGTATGGCGTCGGTACTTCGAAAGCAGGCTCTCGCAGCCCGCACGGTGCCGATCAACGCCTTCACTCAGATCGATGTGATGACGGTCTACTCGAAGTTCGTGGAAATCGAACGTGTGACCGGACAAGATCGCACGGTATCGACCAACACGCTGATGCAGAACGTGCAGAAAATGATGGGCATGTTGCCGCTCTGCGTGGGAGCCCCTGGCGAAACCGATGTGGACGACAACTTGGTGGCCAGATACGATAGGACCGCAACTGATTTGCCGACGCAGCAGTTGCTGTTAGCCGCCGCAGGGCAAGCCCCCGATCCAACGTACTACGACAATTTGGAATACCCGGAACCAATCAATCATGCGAGCACTGAGCCCACAAGCTGAGCGGTCAATCATCAGCGCCCTGGACGCAGCTGTCGATCTGGTCGAATCTGGGTCGTCTCCTGATACAGCACTGATCAAGGCGGCCCAAGAACATCACTTGCAACCGGGTCACGCCCGACTACTGGCCCGTGCGTTTAACACGGGTCGGACCACGCTGCAGCTGGACTCCAGTGACGACGCTATGTCCAAGGCCGCCGAGTGCGAGCTGGCCGATCCGGAAGCCGTCGCCAAAGCGGTTGAAGGCCAGGCTAAAGTGGCCTCGGTTACGGTTGTTCAAGCTGCGATCGGCGTGTCGGACGAGTACAGTCGCCCGCCTACGGAAATCATCCAGCAGCGGAAATTGGCCAAGATGGCCCATGTCGCCATCCCAACGTTGCCAAGCTGCCAGGCAATGCCCAAATATACGGACGACGATTTCCTCAAGGCGTCTGGCGAGGCCCAGCGGCTCTGGAAAAAGGCAGATAACTGCCGATCCATACTCAGTGCCATGGTCAGGGACGTGGAGCAATCGGTGTCGGCCTTGACCGACCGTTTCGCGGTCATCGGGCATCCGTCGCTCGCCACAATGCAGAAAGTCGCCAATGTACGCGGCGACAAGAACGTCGCCGTCGTTGCTGCAGAACTCCTGCGGCGGCGGCCCGCGTTAGGCAAGAGGGCGGCCTCGACAGCTCCGGCGCTCACCCCAGCCGAACTGGCAGCTTACCGTGATCTGGTAAAGGTGGCAGAAGACGCCTCCCGGCTAAAGACAGCCCAATCGATGGTCTCCAAGGCTGTCGCTTCGGCCGCTATCCGTACTGGGCAATTGTATCCGACCATGGAGATCGATACCCCGGCTGCCGCGCAACCGTTGGCAAATCTGAACGGGTACAAGACAAAGGTTGCAGCCTACACCCCGCTGGCTTTCGGCGGCGGAGTCGCGGTCGAAAAACTGTTGTCCGGCAACGACGACGCCGTGAAAAACTACACACAAGCCTTGGACGATCCCAAGCACAACCAAGAACTCCACGCGATTCGAGCCCGAACGACCGTGGAAAATCTCATGGCCGGGGACCCCGTACTGAGCGGGTACCACCCCAGCGAAGTCATGGAGGCCTACAATAATCTGACAGCCTCCGCACCACGCCTGGCCGATCAACCGCTTCCGTTGCAAGCCATGTTGCGTCGCTACTTAGGTCAAGGCAACGAACTGGCACCGGACGACATCCAGTCGAATCTGATGGGATTGGACAAGTCCCTGACGCCTGCGGAACCCAAACTGCGGCACGAGGGCGGTATGATTGACTGGTCCGGACCTGCGAACAAGTCTCAAATTGCCGACGCCGCACTCGGTGAGTACCGCACAGCAGCCAAGGAACGCCGCTCACAACTTTTCAGCTAAGTCAAGGACGACGATCCCATGAGCAAGATGCTCGAAGAACTGGTATCCGGTACACCCGCCGAAGCCGCCGAAAAACTGGCCGGGCTGACGGCTGTATCGCGCGGTTTGCGCAAACAAGGTTTCGAGTGGAAGGACCTCCACGAGCTGGGCAACCATGTTGCGTCCGGCGCCCAGTCGTTCGGTAACACCGCTTTGAAAGAGCTGAAATCTGGTAATCCGCTGTATACCGGCGCGGCCGGTGCGTTGGCCGGTGCCGGTGCTGGTCTGACCCGCGAGATCATGAATCCGGAAGACAACGACTACAACAATGTCCTGACCAGTGCGGGGATTGGCGGTGCTCTGGGGGCCTCTGGCGGATTAGCCTATCGGGCACTCCAAGAGTCCACGCCTCCCCCAGCAGACCCTGGTGCGGCCGTCTCTATGTCTAAGAGTGTCGGAGGTGGGATCAGAAATCTGAAAAGCATGCTGACCGGCAATACGGCGGCGGTGATTCCGCCTCCTAATGTTCCGGACGGTGCGCCGCCGGGTCCGTCTGACTGGCACAACGTCCCCGCTCAGGTCGTATCCGAGCTGCCCAACACGACAGCAGGGACCATAGCAGGCTGGGGAACATACGGGCTGCGGAAGGCCTATGCCAGTCAAGGGGCTGCCGCGTCGCAGCTCTCTAAGGCTATCGATGCTGCCGGTAATCCGCAGATCGTCGGCCAGTCGTCGACCGGGCTCCTTGGAAACCGAGCCGCCCTGGAAGAGCTGGCCCGCCGCAACACCTCAGGCGGGTTCCCGGGGGCTCGCAACAGAGCGCTGAACCAAGCTCTCAATGAAGGATTCAAGGTGAAAGGCGCTCCCGCTGTGTCCGCCAACGATGTGCGACAGTTTGCCCGCAGCATGGGAGGGCCAGCTCCCCGACCCTTCTTAGGCCGAACCGGAGCAGTAGCACCAATGGTCGCCGGAGCCCTCCTCGACCTGTACCGAGCCTCGCAACGCAAACCACCAGGTCAATAATGCGCAAGATTCTAACGCCAGATTCGTGGGAGTTTTCCGACCAGCCGTGTCGGATTCTCCCGGTACGTACCGGGAAGGTACCGCTGGGATCTAACGACAAGCGAATACTGGCCAAGATCGCCGATGAAGGGCTGCTCTCCAAGATCGCCAGCCTGCATAAGCAGCCCGGCGAAGAACTGATTCATATGCTGGCGGTCGGCAGTACCGAGCGATTCGGTCCGAATCGCAATGGGGACGGTTTCCGGGAAGCGATCTGTCAGCGGTACCATCCGTCATTCGTCAAATGTGCGATGTTCTATCGCAACCACCAGTCTCAAAACCCCCGGATCAGTTACGGCGTGGTGAAACTCTCCCATTTCAACCCCCGGATGTCTCGGATCGAGCTGGTCGCCGCCCTGAATGCCGACGCCGAGGCAGCCCGGCGTAATGGCGGCCTGGTCGCCGACATCGAAATGAACAAGCTGGCCGGTGGGCAGGACATCCCTGTATCGATGGGCTGCACCACCGATCCGGACACGCTTGTTTGCACCAGCACCGGATACAAAAGGATTGCTGACATAGTTGTAGGAGACCTGGTCTGTACACATGCCGGTAATTGGCGGCGTGTCACAGAAGTTATGCAACGGCCATACACCGGAGAGATCACCACCTTCAACGTTGAAGGGCTGCCATTCAGTGTATCGCTGACGGCCGATCATCCCTTGTTTAGTAAAATTCTGGCTGGGTATCCGGCCATGGCTGCCAAGCACCGCCCGGCTGGCCAATGGGAAAATGAAATCGCCGCCGGGAAGCCCGCTTTTTCTTGGGTACATGCAGAACACTTGGCCCGGCACGACAGGATAGCGTATGTACCTGCGACTCCTGTGCCTGGCGTCCCTGGTGTTCATGACATCGATTTAGCCGGACTGTTAGGAATTTACACGGCTGAAGGGAACATCGCTTTCAGTAATGACAACCCAACTACTGTGCAATTGACGATCCATGAAGACGACTGGGCACGCAAGGCTGTGCCAGACATGATCGGCCGGCTGTGGCCCGGTGTGACGGTGACGCTCGAACCTAAACGTAATTGCAAGGTTTCGTTTGCCCTGTCCATTCACTCGGCAGAACTGGCACGCTGGTTACTGGACCTCGTAGGCCACGGAGCTGAAAATAAACGCATTCCTCCGGAGATTTTGGCAGGTACACCGGAAGCCAAGCTGGAGTATCTTGGACGATGGCTCGATGGCGACGGTTGGTGTGACAAGAAAGGTCTGCACTGGTCGTCCTGCAACGCTGGTTTGATCCTGCAAGGCCGGGACCTGCTGTCCAGCTTGGGGATATCGGCCTCTGTCTACCGAATCCCAGCCCAAAAACGAACATCCGGATTCGGAAGGCCGAATCCAGAGTATACATTGAACGTCTCCAATTTTGATGGAGCTCCGTTACTGCCGCACTCACAGAAAGTGGCAGAGACTCCATGGCCGCAAGGCGGAAAACGGAGTAAACCACCGGCCCTGCGCAGGCTGGCCAGTGGCAACTGTGCCTATCGGATTAAGTCTGTTGCGAGAAAGACAGTCGAAGCCGTGACAGTCTACAATTTCGAAGTCGAGGGCGACCATTCTTACTCAATGTACGGTCTAGCCAGCCACAATTGCCGCGTCTCACACGATATCTGTAGCTACTGCGGTAACCATGCCGCGACACGTGCTGAATACTGCGACGAGGGGATGTGCAAGGCCGGAGGGCTCAAGCGAAATATGGGCAGACTCCTGGCCAGCGGCGACGTACTACACGCGGACAATCCGGACCCCAACTTCAACGACATCTCACACATCGTAGCCGGGCGCCAGGCGGATCGAATCGCGTACGTGACCGGCGTTCTGCAAAAGCAGGCGTCTGACTCTGGGCGTATCGTCAGCGGGGCCGAACTGGCCGAGCTCTATGGACCGGAGCAGGCAGCAAACCGCTGGTCTGACCTGGCGGCCGACGTGGCCTACTGGGAAGACCGGGCCAATCAGAAAATTGCTGCAACACTGCCTTACGAAGAGCTGCGGTTGCCGGAGTTTCCGTTGGTCAAGCTGTCTCAGATGACCGCAGCGCTCGCAGACAGGTCGGTGATCCTGTCTGCGGCCGAGTTTGCCAAAGTCTTGGCGGCCGGAAACCCAGTTCCGGAAGTCCAGATCAAGCAGGCGGCTCAAGGAGTCTTCAGTCGCTTGGCGTGTCCTGATGACAATCCCTACGAGCATCGCGGTCCTATCGATTCGCGATATCTGAAATGGGCCGCAGATGTCGAAGCGACCCACTCACTGAAAGAGGAGGTTCTCTGGAAGCGGGCGGCGTTCCGATCTGCTCTTGATGTGCCTCAGCAGTTGCTACCCAACACGAAGCAGGCCGGCACGGCCAAGCTTGCAGAAGAGTTGGCTCAGCAGTATGGTCTCTACGTTTTGGCCTCAATCGACAGAATGCGGGCCAGAAATCGTAATTTACAATTGACAGCCACAGCAGCGATACTCCAAAATCGGATCTGCTAACACCTGAGCAGCAAAGCTGTGACAGCACCCAAGGAGGGGTAACCGAATGTCCCGCAATTCAATGCCGAATTTTTTCCAGCAGTTGAACCAACTCGTGAACGAGATTGGTGGTACGGGCAAAACTGCAAGTGCTATCACCGAACCCACGGGCGTCGGTGCTTGCGGATCTGATACCAGCAGTCCAACCGCCACTGCTGAAGACCACTGCCAGACTGTCAGCACCGGTGAACGAGCTGCTGAAATGTCTGCCAGCGTGAAAGACTACGGGAAAGGCTCGATCGACGCCGCTCCCGACGCTTCACCCAGTGCCCCCTCCGAAGAATCACGCCAAGCCAACATCGGTCTGACACAGTCTGGTGTCGGCAACGACCCGTCTCAGGAAGACGGCTATGTCGGCAACCTGAAGGAACCCGGCGTCGGCACAAGCACCGATGCCAAGTTCGATGACGGACGCAAGTATGCGGCTGCGGACTTCCTCAAGCTGTCGTACGAACAACGCGGCAACACCCTCAGCAAGGTTGCCAACCACATTCTGGCCTCGATCGCTGCGGACGCTTCGCAGCCTGCCGCTCAAACCAAGGTTGCAGCTGTCCAACCGGGACCTGCCGATGCCGCCCCGGCCGCCGATCCGGTTTCCGAGCTGGTCAAGCAGGCTGAAGCCGGTTACCAGCTGGCCGCCGTGCTCGGAATGGAAAAACTCAGCATGGAGCAACGGGCTCAGCTGACAATCTCCGAAACCATGCGGAACGCTCTGTTGGACGCCAGCTTGGTCGGCGCCTTCTTCAAGCGAGCTGCCGAGGAGACCCAGGAAAAAAAGCCCAGTGATGGCGACGGAGACGAAGGCGCGTCCGACGGCTCTGAAGCCAGCGGCGGTCCAAGCTCTTCTGGCGGTGACAGCGGTGCCGGAGACATGAATGCGGCTGTCGATTCCATGGCCGGCGGGCCTGGTGACGACGGTTCGGGTGGCGGACCCGGTGGTGACGCTGGTGGCGGAATCAGTCGCGAAGAAATGATGCAGCAGCTGCTGATGGCTATGCACGAAATGGGAATCACTCCCGAGGAACTCATGCAGGTGGCTGCCGCTGGCGGTGGTGCACCAGGCGGGGCTCCGGGCGGTGACCCGATGGCCGCTGCGATGGGCGGGGCTCCACCAATGGGTGGCGGCGCTCCTCCGATGGGCGGGCCAGCTCCAGCCGACCCGATGATGGGCGGGCAGCCGAAAATGGCAGAACTGCATACCATGGCCAAGGCCGCACGGGACTTCCAACGCAGCGGACGGTTTGAATTGAAGCTGGCAAGTACACCACAAGAACGCGGGCTCCGGAACCGCATCAAAACCATGTTGTCCGAACTCGTCCGAACCTGATCGGTGTCAATTTCCGGAAATTCAAGCCGACCTTCCCAAAGTCCAAAAGGACCAGTGAACATGTTAGACAAGCAAGCCGTTCTCGAATATGTCGAGCTGAGTACCGCCGCACTCGACGACGCGCACAACAAGCTGGCGTCCGTGCAGGCCCAGCAAAGCCAGTATCTGGAAGAAGTCAACAAGACTGTCGACCGGATGGTGGCGGCCGGCACACTCCGCAAGGACGCCGCAGCTCACGCCGCGACGGTCCTGGCTAATCCGATTCAGGCCCTGCGGGAATTGGCTGAGTTGTCAGCCACCACCGCAGGTCAGGCACCTGCCGACAAGATCGGAACTGTCGGACAATCTGGACACGGTAAAGCCGCTGCCGTGCGATCAGAACCAAATTCGCGGCGCCAAGCCGATATCGATTTCCTCAGAGGTCTGGGACTTCCTACCGACCTGGTGTGAAGTCGGCGACGCAGCCGCTTAGTCCTGCGATCCCTTACCAAAGTTTCCGAGCCAAGGAGGGCTCTCGATGACCACAACCATTTCTGTCCTGGCTAACATTTTCGAGCACACGCTCGACCCGATCATGGGATTCGACATCTCGCCGGGCCACGCCCTGCTGTACACCGCCAAGATGTCGGCAAACGTCACGATCCTCCCGTACGAAGGTCGCGTCGTCCACCTGAACTCCTCTGGCGAATTCGAAATGGGGGCCGCCGGGCCTGTCATGCCGATGTTCCTCCAGAAGTGGTCGCTGCCCATGGGCCAGCTGCCGACCGTGTCGCCATATTGGCAAGCGTTCGGTACGTACCCGTTCTCTGCGATGGTCGCCACCGGCGGCTTCGAACTCGCGACCACGGAATACGATTCCGCCAAGACGTATCACGTCAATGACTTCCTGGCAGCGCTCGCGGACAACACCACCCAAGCCACCGGCGGTGTTCTCACCAACGTGGCTGTTGACGGTACAACGGCGCTCACCGCACCTTGGAAGGGCGGCGGAACCACCCGCACGATCGTCGGCCAAGTGTCTCGCACCCCGACCCAACTGCGGAACAAGAACACGGTCCTGAGCTTCTGGACCCTGTACTTCCCCGGAACGACGTGATCCGGACCACTGAGTAACTTCCCCCGGGCCGCCGGGTTTTCATACTAAAAAGACGCATGGAGGCGTTTCAGCATGTCAAGCAAGAACACAGCGCAGGTTGTCAACAGCACCCTGCTCGACCAACTGGCCACCCCGGGCCTGCAGAAGCAAGCTGAGGATACGATTAACTCGTACACTCGCTCGATTCTGCGTGAAGAAGGGGCTTTCCGAAAGATCATCCCGATGCAGGAACTGGGCGACGACGAGCTGGACGTTCAGCTCGGCAGCGACCTGCCTGTGAAGATCATCTTCAAGGAACCACTGACCCCGGGCGCCATGACGATCCCGTTCGCCGGTGCTCCCCGGTCGTTCTTCATTCGTGGTCCGAACTACCCGATTTACTTCAAGGAAATCGTCGGTTCGAAGCACGTCAAGCACGTGGACGAGCTCCGCGTTTACCCCTACGACATCCGGCAGGTCATCACCGACCACTCAATCCGCGATGTCCAGGAAGAAGAAGACGTCAACTTCCTGACCTACGGTGTCGACGCTTGCTTGATCGGTCGCGATCAGGTCAGCCCGTTCACCAACGAAGTCCAGTGGCGTCTGCTCCGTGGCGGTTGGACCCGTGCCAACGTGGCCGAGTCGTTCAAGACCCTGCCTCGTGGTTTCGCTCGCGTCAAGACCGACACGGTCCTGATCAACAGCGTCACCAGCTACGAGTTCATGAAGTGGGGCCGTGACGAGATGGGGGGCGACATGTCGCAGTCCATCCTTCAAGACGGTCGTGCTGAAGGAAGCTGGTTGTCCGGCGACTTCATGCAAGCCCGCTGGCTGATCTCGATCAAGCTGAACCTCATCCCCAATGGTACCATGTACCAGTTCGCGACTCCCGATTATATTGGGAAAAGCTTCTCGCTCACGGATATCACCATGTATATTGACCGCCGAGGTCCGATCGTGGAATTCTATCCGTACGAGACCATTGGTGGTGCCATCGGTAACGTCGCAGGTGTCGCCCGTACCGACATCCTGTGACCTGCAATTGATGTCCCGGCAGGGCTGCCCTCGCAGCCCTGCTTGTTTGTTCTCCGTATACGCCGTCTCACCTTTCCCAGACCGACTCAAGAGGCCGCAAACAAATGTCCACTCAAGCCCCAGCCGCTGCCGAAGCTCACGCCGCACTGCACCAAGGTGTGTACTTGCCCGTGTTCTTCACCAAGCTCGCCGAATTCCCGCATGTGCCTGTCCCACAGACTGAAGAAGACGTCGAGGCCCTGCTGCGAATCGCCGGTCGCGTGCGTCACGCGCATGACACGCAGACTGTCAAGCAGGCGGCCGAAGCCAATCCATTCAACCAGGCCGAGCGACTCCTGGACCAGCTGTTGACCAAGTCCGCGGCCGCCGAGCCAGACATCGATCGACAGATCGAGATCGAGGCCCAGCGTGTCGTGGCCAGCAATCCTGCTCTAGCCAAGGCTGCCGTCGAATGGCAAAATGCCGTGGCTCAAGAGCATCTCGACGCTCAATCCAACGCAGCCTGGTGACAACTCCTGCCATCTCAGCTGACTGAGTTCTTCTAATACCCAAGAGGTTTTGAACATGTCCCTCCCATGCCTTTACACTACCCTTCAGAACACCAGCGGTTCTGAACGGTATTTCGGATTTGTCCGGCAGGGTGTCCTGCTGCAGGCGAATGAGCAGGTCTCCTACCCGGGGGACATCTCAACCGTATTGGCAGTCGCCAAAGATTCTGATCGCGTGTTCCCTTCTTTTGAAGAGGCGCTCGACAACGGTGAGATCATCATCCTGAAAACTCCGGCCGTGCATCTGTACGACGCGACCCGCGCTGAAGCGCGGGTGCTGTCCGTCGCGAATCATGTGCTCGGTACTGTTGATCCTTGCTGGGGCACCTTCTCGGATTCTGTGGTCGGTTAATCGTCTGCCTGTCTGGGTCTGGTGTGCGAGCGCCCCGTGGTTTCCCTGTCCACGGGGCGTTTGCATTATGTTTGCGGCATTTGGTATCGTGAACTGGGTCTGACATCCCCGGCTCTTAGATGAAATGGAAGTGCCCTGTGCCCGCGATCAGTGTCTACACCCCCGTCCATAATTCCCGCTGGATCGAACGAGCTTGGAAATCGCTCCAGAGCCAGAAATTTACCAATTTCGAGTGGGTGTTGGTTCCGAATGGGGATTGTCGAACGCTCCCAGACTCCCTGCTGTCGGACCCACGAATCCGGGTGTTTGCGGCTCATGACCTCACCGGCAACATCGGGGCCCTCAAGAAATTCGCAGTCAGCCACGCCACTGCGGACATCTTGGTCGAGCTCGACCACGATGATGAGTTGACTCCCGACGCACTGCTGGCAATAAGCCGCGAAGCGGACCCAACCAAAGCAGAGTTCCTCTACTCAGACTTTGCTGCGGTCGAGGAAGGTTACAAGCCGTTCAAGTACTCGGCAGATTACAACTGGACGACATACACGTTCTACTACCAAGGACACCAGTTGCTGGCCTCAAAAGCCTTTGACGCCTGTCCTGTTTCGCTCGGTTACCTGCCGTTCGCTCCGAATCATGTCCGGGCCTTCACCCGTAAAGCCTATGAGGTCTGTGGAGGATACGACGACAAACTCCTCGTGGCGGACGACTACGACCTGATGGTCAAGATGTACATCAATCAAGTGGAGTTCAAACGGATCGAGTCCTGCCTGTACATCTACCACCTGCATTCCAACAACACATCCACCAACGCAGATCGCCAAGCCACGATCGAGCGTACCCATCTGCGGATCTCCCATGCCAGGAACACGGAACTTGTCTCGGAATGGGTGCGGCGGCAAAAACTGCTGACTTTCGAGCTCTCAGTTATGGACATCGCCAACAGCCCCAGGATCATCGTAAATCCGCTGAAGACGCTGAGCTTGTCTGGAGAAGACCGTCGTCCGGTATTCCACGGATTGTCCGAGATGGCCGACAACTCCGTGGGAGAGTTGGTTGTCAGCAACCTGCTGCCCTACCTCGACCGCACGCTGATCTTGCCATTCTTCCAGGAGTGCTACCGCGTTCTGGCTCCCGGTGGTTGGATGCGATGCCAGTTCCCCAGCACAGACGGGCGGGCTGCCTACACAAATCCGCTGTATCTTTCCCACTGGAATACGACTACGCTCTGGACATTCACACGGCGGGCCTACGCAGACATGGCCGGCGTGTCAGGTGTCCGATTTTACGAGGCCCGTGCGTGGGATTACTATCCTACGGCGGAACATGAAACGGCTAAAATGTTGTATGCCCAAGTGGACCTCGTAGCCCTGAAGGGTCAGCGACAACCTGGTTGGGCGGGAATTTAATCACCATGCCAATACTCCCAACTATCACAGCCCAGCCGAATCCGGACCATTTCGGCGGGGCACGGGTCAAGGCCAAGCGGCGATCCTATATCGCCACGTCTGGGCATGTCGCTACGCTGCGGATCGTGATCGAGGACGCCTCCGGCAATCCTGTCGATCTGGGCAACTACGGCTTTGTGCAGGGCGGAGGCTCGGAACCAGCGTCAACATTGCGGGTTGCCGTACGTGAGCGGGTGGATGGGGAAGGTACCGACGTCACAGCCGACGTCGTTGATGTCAGTAATGGGATTATCACCGCGACCCTGCCGGAAGGCATCACGGAACGACCTGGCATCTGGCTCATGCTATTCTCGGCAATCCTGCCGACCGACGAGGCACATTTCCTGGGTGACGCCTACCTCGTTATCGAGAAGGGGTTGAGCACCGTCTACTCGGGTCCGCCGAGCTTGGCTGAGATCCGAATGTTCTTGCGGGATTATGCCCAAGAAAACGAGCTGCTGGATGCCGTCGATTTTGATGTCAGTGAGCTGGCTATGGCGGCCAGTATGTGTGTCAACGAATGGAATGAGATCCCACCGCCGGACGGACAGCGCTACACGACCTCCGATTTTCCGTACCGATGGAACTGGTTGGTCGGTATCTCCTCAAAGCTGTTCCGGATTGCGGCGGAGCATTATGCCAGAAACTCGCTGAAATTCGTGTCCGGTGGAAAAACCACGGACGACAAAAACAGAACCAGCGAGTACATGCAGCGGGCAGAGATGGCCCGACAGGAATGGACATCGTTCATCCGCGAGCGTAAAACTATCGATTCCGTCAACGCAGGCGGATACGGCGAGGTCAGCGGGTTCTTTAATTACCCGTGGTAATTTCCGGAAATTCAGATGCCATTCAACAGTCTCTCCACGCTAGGGTTGGCCGATCCGGTATTTGACCGGGTCGTGATCGACCATCTACATGCCGGTGGCAGCCGGGTGTCCTGGCGTATGCGGGAGGACTTTGCAGATCCATCTCCGTGGCAATTTGAGCTGCAGGTCGGCGAGAGTGCTGTCCAGTCTGCCAACGACTGGAGCACCGTCGCCTCCGTGACAGATGGTGGCGTCCTGGTCGACGACACGCCTCGGGATGTCTCCGTCAATCCCACAACTCACTATCGGGTCAAACTGGTCTCCGAGTCCGGGACGTACTACTCGAAGCCGGAGCCGTCGTGGGGGACCATCAACCGCCGCGACTGGCTCTTAGCCTGCGCGATTGCCCGCCGGGAAATGTTGCGGTTACGGGTAAATGCGGCAGAGCCTGGCTGGCTGTTCAAGCGGCGGAAAAAGACCGCCGTGGTTCCCGACACGAAAGTCGTGGACTTCCTAACCCGCGAGATCCGCTCAACCCGTAACACCGCGGGCGTCGGAACAGACCGCATCGGCGGATTTTTCAATCCGGTGCTGCACTATATCGACTTGGACCCCGCTGTCCGCTATTCTCACCGGGACGCCGATCGCGGCAATGTGGACGACGTAGTAACCTTGGGTCAATGTCTGGCCTTCCCGCAGCTGGAGCACGGCGATGTCTGGGCGACAGCGACCGGAGACGCCCGATTTCAGATCCATGAGGTTACAACCGTCTGTGCCTTCCGTAACATTCCGCTGATTGTTAACCCGAAAGTTTACCGGCTGTCGCCATCAGATCCTGTGTTTGAGTTACCGCTACCGGATGTACCACCACTCCAGACTGCCGGGAGAGACGAGATATGAGCGGAGAGTCGAAACCACAACCGCCGCAACCGGAACCTCCGGTAAAGAAGCTCAGCCTTTGGGGCTACGAGCCGAATCCCGAGGCTTTGCGGGCCGTGACAGGACGGCCACAGAAATAACATGACTATCGAGCACCAGCCGCAGCCTGTTTTCGACGACCCGAGCTACCTGTGCAGCAACCAGCTGACGCCGCACAGGATGACCGGGTTCTTGCTTCAGCATTTTCTGAACCATTTCGGACATGCGGAACAGGCCGGCATATCGCCGTTGCGGAGTTGCGTCTGGCACTCCGACCCTATGCGATCGAAGATCTTGATCGAGTCTCTGACCCGGTGGGACCCGACCCAAGCCGGCGTTCGACCGGCCATCCTGATCCGCCGCAACGACTGGGAGGTCTCCCAGATTGCAATCGGAAACCTGATGCAAGGTTCTCAGCTTACGGATGGAACCCAGCGTTACAGTGTGTTAATGTCCGGCAGTCACACCATATTCTGTCTTTCTGTCGAAGCGGCAGAATGTGAAGAACTGGCCTTCGAAGTGTTCCAGCAGTTGCTAGAATTCTGTCCGCTGATTCGAGCCAAACTCGGGTTGAACAAAATTCTCCCGAGCCAACTCGGTAAACCGTTACCCGTGCTGGAATCCCGAGAGCACTTTGGGATTCCCATTACCGTCGGATACTGCCATAATTTTAATTGGTCCACCCGGCAGCATGCCCCAGTGCTGGGATCTGTTGAAATCAGACCAACTATGTAAATCGGCCATGGAGGGCCACCAATGCCAGCCCCGTACATCCTGCCACAAGTCCAAGTCTTTCAAGAATTCACTCAGATTGCGACGGAGATCACCAATCCGCTGCGAGCTCTGATCGTCGCTCCGAATGCTCAGCTGTTCCGGTATTCGGAAGCATCGGAAAAAGCGCAGATCCGACTCGGGACTTACGACCCATCGCAAGATACCGCGTACAGCTGGCCTGCCAAGCCAGCTGGCTCCATTGTTGACCAAGCCTACGCCAAGGTCTTCATCGACGACGCCCGTCTGCGGTACTTCCAAGATCTGACGGGTGTTGACAGCACAATCGCACCGGTCAATGGCTACAAAAACCGCGTCCGATCCAACTCGGTTGCCTTCAAGACCGCCAACGGCGTGGCTCGTTCTGCCGCGCTCTGTGACCGCGATGTCGCCATCGGTGACTTGGTTGTCCTGCGCAGCCCCGATGACGATCTGACAACCTATGTACGGGACATCCTGTGCGAACCTGTGGCTTCGTCTCGCGGGGCCGCAACAGCGGACGCAGCCAACGCCTCTGTCACGACACTGTCGACCTCGGTCGAACAGACGCTGGGTGATATCAATCGCCTGCACCTCGTCGCCGATGGCAGCCTGTTCAACGGGCTGGTCGAAGGCTTCTTGAGTGACGTCTACACGATCCGCGTCACCCAAGGCTCGGTCGGTGGCGATCTGTCGACGGCCCGCTTCTCGCTGTCGACCTCCAGTGGTGTTGAGTTCCTCACCGATCTGACACCGGCGGCCCTGGCCTCAACTGGCACGGTCGGTTCTCGCGGCCTCAAAATCGGGTGGCGTTTGTCTGCGGACAGCGAATCCGTGACGGTCGGAGCCGACCCCACAGATCTGCTCGTCGGTCAAACGTGGGAAGTCTCTGTCCGCCAGGCGTTCGCCGTTCCGACGGCCACGGCAGCCGGGACTTACACCGGAACGACTGACGACACCTACGTTGTCGTTGTGACTCGCGGCGGCAAGTTCGCTGACGCAGACGTCAACAAACGACCCCGCATCAGCGTCCACAGTGTTATCGGTACTGACGGAAGTCAGGATGTCGCCGTCACCGCCGTGTCGACACCAGTGGCCATCGGTTCGCACGGTGTCACCATCAGCTTTGCCGGGGCCTCTGTGACCGGCCTGCGTAAGGGTGACGTCTGGACGATCGCTGTTACGGCCGCCTCCCTGGGTCGGGCCGGTACCTTGGTGCTGGGTCACAACATGCCGACGGCAATGTTGTCGGAAGTCGACTTGGACCTCGAACTCTTCATCCAGAAGAACATCGAACTCCCGAACTACCACGAAACCCCGTCTCCAGACTACAACTGGACGACCAGCAGCACGCAGATCACGTTGCAGTCCGGGGCAGAAGCCTACGACAGTTCGTTCACCTTGGACGGGGTTGTCCAGCCTCTGCCAGTGGTTGGCGGAACTGTGTACGCCCAGTACCGGGCTTGGCTGCCAACGCTTGTCAACGAGATCGAAGGGTTGGCCGAAATCTCCGGAATCGACGCCATCCCCGGGCAGCTCCACCCGGACAACCCACTCAAATGGCTGGCCCACAAGACACTGACCAACAATGGCGGCACGGGAATGCGGTACACCGCTGTTTCCGATCCCGCCAGTTTGGACGCGTGGGCACATGCGTTGGACTTGGGTACGGAACGCTATGACCTGTACAACATCGTTCTCGGCAGCGAAGACACTACCGTGCTCGATCTGGGTGTGGCCCACGTCCAAGCCCTGTCCAGCGCTTCAGCCGGCAAATGGCGAAAGCTGTTTGTTCCGCTGGTGGCCGATCCTGTTTCGGTGGTCGTGTCGGCCGCAAAGTCCACGGACCACGCCGCCGTTCTGGGAACCATCACGGACAATCCCGAAGCAGCCGGTACGCAGTACACGCTGCTGACCATCACCAGCGGAAACGCCTCGCTCGTTGAGCTTGGTGTCCAGGCAGGTGACGTTGTCCGCACAGGCTTCGCGATCGACGCTGTCGGCCGAACCGTCTACAACTCGTACACTGTTGACTCGGTGGTCAACGAGCAGACATTGCTTCTGGCCGCCGGGCCTGTGGCACCAGTCAACACCGCACAGCGTGTGGAGATTTACCACACCAATTCGGCCACCGAGCTGGCAACCCAGATCGGACTCAAGGCGGCTCGTTATTCGAATCGCCGGGTCTGTGCTGTGTGGCCTGATCGCGTGTCCTCGACAGCTCTGGAATGCTGTGCGGCTCTAGCCGGCCTGGCCAGCGGCGTCGTACCGCAGCAAGCTCTGACCAATGTCCAAGTCCTTGGCTTGGACGGCGGGACGGCTACCGCGGCCAAATTCTCCGCGACGAATCTGGACCTGCTGGCCTCCTACGGTACTTGGATCGTCTCCAAGGACAGCACGGGCTCGATCGTGTCCCGCGACGCACTGACCACCGATATGACCTCGATCGATTCTCGGTCAGAAATGGTGGTCCGAAATGTCGACTCCATCAGTTACTATATGCGTGCCGGCATGCTGAAATATGTCGGACAGTCCAATGTTGTGCCGTCGGCCCTGGAGCAGATCCGGATCGAATTGCAGGGCAACATCGAGTTCCTGAAGAGCAATGGTTTCGTAAACCGGCTGGGCGGCCAGCTGGTGGATGCCACAATCGTCCAGTTGCGACAGGATCTCATCCAGAAAAACCGTGTTGTTGTCGTGATCAACCTGACGATCCCGTATTCGATGGATGTTATCCAAATCTACTTGAATGCCTGATCGATACCTGTCTGCCTTACCACCGGTCACCCAACGCCGGTAACGAAATCATGGAGGATTTCCAATGCCCACGGACGTGTTCAATCGCGCAGGTCAAGACTTCGGCGGAGCTGTCGCCGCCGATGCGGCCCGCGTTGTTTTCTCTGCGCCGGACTTGTCTGGCGGCGGTGTCGGGATGCTGGTGCAGCAGCTCGGCCTGAATTACCAGCAGCAAGTCACACGTGTCTTCGAGATTGGTAGCGACAAGACCTTCTACATTGTCGGCCGAACTCAAGGACAGGTCAGCATGGCCCGAATCCTGGGTCCGCGACCTGTCCAGCTGGGTTTCTACACCAAGTTCGGAAACGCCTGTAACGCAGCCACGAACAACATCAATTTCGTGGCCGATGCTGGTTGTCCTGGCAATAACGGTGGAACCAGCTTTTCCAGCGGGACCTACGCCTTCACCATCAAATTTGCCGTGATCATCCAATTGGGGATCACAATTCAGGCACAGGATATGGTCATCAACGAACAGGTCGGTATGATGTTCGCTGCTCTGGATGCCGGACTGAACCAGTAATCGCCGGTCAGAGCGCCTATGGAGCACTCTGATGGCTGACCACGATTTGCATCGTATGGAATGGACGCTCGCGGAAATGGGTAACCAGTTCCGCGAGCGGCCTGCTTCTGACCCCACCTCGGCGGGAGTGTCCCGCAATGGCAGTCTCAAGAGCGGACCAGAGGTCTTATTCGGCCGGGTGGTTGACTCCATTCCTTACGTCAACACCTACAAGGTCCTACCCGAACGTGGCCTGAGCGTCATCACCTGCGGTTATGCCACGCCAGGCCCCTGCGGCATTATCGGGGCCAAGAGCGTCTCCACGCTTCCCGTGGGGGCTATGGTCTGGTTCATCTTCCACAGGTCAACCAACCACGGCATGATTATCGCCGTCGCCCCGGACTACATGTCGGACGGGGCAAAAGCCCTGTCGGATTTCATCTACGTCGGCAGCCGCAGCGGTCTGCACGTCGATCCTGCCAACTCCTATCCCTTCCAGACGGCAGCTCGCGGGATTATCGACTTCTCGTCCGGACGCCCGTTCGATTCGACCAGCGGGGGTGAATGGGGGGCAATTACGGAGACCGGGCTACGGGTACTCCTGGACTCCTTCATGGTTCAGCTGGGCTGTGGAGAGGCCTGTGGTGTTTACGCCTACTACTGGGACCAGCTGTTGAGACTGGCAGGTGTAAATCTGCAGATCCGCAGTTCGTTCTCCGAGCAGGAGCTCTTGGACGACCAGTCTGAAACTTACGGCATGCACGGGATCTCCATTTACCCGTGGGAGGCTCTCGGGCTGCCCCGGTTCGGCAACAAGGCTGGGCGGGTGCTGGATGCGCAGCAAACCGAGCTGGACGAGTCTTGGTACGCGGCGAACGAGCCTCAGCACGACGACCAAGCCCCGATTCGCCGTGTGAAGGAGTTCTCTGGCTATCTTGGCCAAGGCGGCCGACGGACGATCTCGATACCGATCTCGCGCGTGTTGAACACCTACGGGGAACCCATCACAGAAGCTGCCGTGTTCGAGGAGCAGATCTCGTTGACGGGGCGATACACCCTGCGGAGCGCCACCGGTGTCACGATCGCCAAGCGTCCGCTGATCCCGGCGGTCCGGCAGAAAGCCCGGCCGGAGGCTGGCTCGGGGGACACACCGCAGAATTATCGGTTTTCAGGTCTGGATGGCTTAGGCCAAGGTCCGGAGCACAAAATACACGGAGCCCCCGGGCTTCCGGAAATGACCTCCGGGACAGATCCCGGGCGGGTCCGGGCTCGCGGAATCGAAGACCTGCATGCCTATGTGTTCAACTGGGCGAACCAGACGCCGTTCCATTACCACCAGAACGACTGGACCGTCTCGGAAGAGACGCAGTCACCGCTCGGAACTCAATTACCGGAAATTGACTTCGGCACACTGTCTGAAAATTCCCAGATGTATCTTCAAGATCCGCCGAGAGTTAACCTCGACGTTGACCACCGGTACAACACGGTTGCCTTTGCGCTCTCCAGCTCCTACTTCACGCTGCTGGACGACGGAGGAGTTGCGATTGGCGACGGATTCGGCTCAGAGATCCTGATGTCTGGAGGCTCCATCGAACTCTCGGCACCGGGGGATGTCTGGTTGAAGTCTGGACGTAATGCGGTTGTCTGGGGTGGTCGTGACGTGGTCGTCCGCGGCCGCAACCATGTGGATATCACCGCCAGCAAGAAGGATGTCCGCATCAAAGCCGAGAAGCACCTTTGGGCCCTGGCTGGAAACGGCGGTTCCGACGGAATGCTACTGTTGGAAAGCCGCGCCACAAGCACCTATTTTGACTTCGGCAAGGATACTCCGATCATCGGAGAAGCCGCATCTGCAGGCGGTGTCGTGCTCCGTGCGACAAACAACGCGGTGATGACATGGTCCAAGGATCTGTACCTGAGAACAGGGGGCGGCAGCATCCAAGCCGGGGACGTGTTCATCGACGCCGGGAAGGGAAAGTCGAACATCCTGACCACCTCCCAGTCCATTGTGAACTACCTGGACCAAGATGGCTGGCGTATCGACGCCTATCTGACACCCCGCAATGTGGCCAAGCTGCATGCTTACGGGCAGAACTCGGTGTTTTTGAGCTCCAACGTGTATGCACTGGGAGCCTTGGCGGTCGATGGCGAGATCTATGCCAACAGCTGGATCTACGTGGATAACGGGAGTATCGCGTCTTCCGAGGCCGACGCGACCTTCGGACGTGTTCAGAGCATCTCTGCTGGCGATCTAGCCAGCTTCTTCCAAGAGGTTCGCAAGGCAGGCGACGACGCCAAGCCAAATCTGTACACGCTGTGGCAAACAGACTTCGACCAGAAGTGGTATCAGGAACATCAAGCTGGGGCCGACGATACCTTGGCAAAAGCGGAGTTCAGCTGCCGGTCGGCCGATCAGTATCGGACGTACACATCTGGCGGGGCCAACTTCCGGATTTACGAGGACCGTTGGCAGCAAATGGCCCGGAAATCTGGTAGTGTGTCCACCGTGTGGCAGGAGCCGGTCGTCTCGTCTCAAGGTGTCAACACGATGCCGTGGCCTGGTTATGAATCATTTACGCAATCCGGCGGACTTGTGCTCGTGCCGACGACGATGTTTGATATGGACCGGGGGACTGCTAAGCCCCGCGGTGCGGCGGATTCCCAGAACAGCCCCTACCACGACCCCAAATACGGCACCCCGGAAAAAGCGGTGCTGAATGACAGCTACCTCGTAACAGGATGACCTCGATGTTGGATCTTCGTTCAAAGCCTAGTGTTCCACTCGCCCCGGCCGCCCCGCAGGCCGCTGCCGCACCTGCCGTGTTTCGTCCTAACGCCCTGCCACTGCCTCCGGGCTCTGTCCCTATTCTGACGCCGGAGGAAAAAGCCGCTCTGGAAAAACTCGACTGGAAGCAGGGGGACCCTGTTCCGAACGTCGCCGAACTCGTTGACCAGATCAAACAGTCTCGGCCGGACATGGACGCTGTGTCGTTCGTCGAGCCAGGTAAACTCAACCCGAAAATCGTGGATTTCTCGGAGCTCTCAGGCCCCGAACAAGAACGGCTAAAAGAGGCTGTGGCCCTCGGCAAGCAGCAATACGAGTATCTGGCAGCCAAAGAAGCACAGTCCGTACCAAACACCCAGACACCCGACGTCAACCGGGCTGTCGAACAGTTGACGGAAGGCACAGCAACCAAGGTTGAACTGGATGAGGCCCCGCCACCATTGACCACGGCGGCCCCGGTAAAGACGAACTGCCCGGCATGCGGATTTCACCCTGATGCCGAAGTCATTGAAGTCACGGCTGCAGACAAGCACGATTTCTTGGCGATGCTGCTGGGAAACGCCCGGTTCAAAAAACGTTACCCGCTGCTCGGCGGGAAAATGTACATTACGTTCAAGTCCCTGCGGCGAGACGAGATGGAGCTCGCACTCAACCAAGCCTCGTACGATGACCGGGACGGACTGTTTGCGACCCAGTACGAGTATTTCCGGGTCCATTCCAACTACGAAACCGTGTTATCGATCGACGAGATCGAAACCGCTGGCAAAGTCGTCAAAATGCCAGACATCCAAGATGTCGAGTGGGACAAGCCTCGGGACACGGAAAAGGCTCAGACGGCCCTCAAGGTCTACTATCCGTATGTGAACGCCCATTACTTGTCCAACGCCTCCTTGACGCGGGTCATCGGCCTGCTGTTCCAACGTTTCAAGGCCTTGTTGCACAGGCTGGAGGCTAATGTGCAAAACCCGGATTTTTGGAACGGGATCGAGTAGCCTGTCTGATGCGGCGGGTCGTTCGTGCCGGCCGCTTTGACTGGTCTGACTACGATCCCCTGGACTGGGTTTCTCGACTACGGCTGTCGCTGGCGATCTCCGACGAGGCAGATGCTGTAGCCATACGGACGTGGCGTGCGATACAAGATTACAATATCGGTTTCGCTGGCATGGACGGCGAGATCGAGTTCGAGCACCGGAAGAAGGCGATTGCAACGGCCTTGGAGGCTATGCAGCACATTCTCAAGCTGGAGATGCCGTGGAAGTTTGTTGAGACGGAGGAAAAACCAGACACGGCCGCAATCCGTAAGATGCGGGACGTCTGGGAAGAGACATGGGGTAAACTGGATGATCCGGAAACCCAGCGCAAGATTGCTGCGACAGCCGAGTGGCTGAAACGACACACCGCTCAGAAACGCTGACCACCACGGAAGGTGAATGATGCCAGGGGCCGAACAGTTTTTCAGTTACACCGCACAGCAGGGGACAATGATCCCCGGGCACAGCTTGGTGGACGGTGCAGACTACGGACTCGGACCGCTAGGCAACCCGTTGGCGTCGATGGCAGCCTCGGCGATGATGGGACAAGTTGGTCTGAGTCCAAGTCAGTTCTTCCCGATGTACAATCTGGCCGATCTGACCAGGGCCGACATGCTGCGTACCAGGCAGCAGGCTGCCGTCACCAAGGCCATGACCACCACTGACGTCAATAACTGGCTGGACACCACCGGTGGTGCCATGCGTATGCTGGGCCTGCCGTTCGGATTGGATCAGCGATCCGCCTTCCGGCAGACTTATGCGGCCGCTACGCCCATATTATCGGTGCTGGCCCAGATGGCTCCGGAACTTGTCGATTCCTTGCACGGCAGCCGCGGCAGTGCGGCCATCTTGGCCTCCAACCTGTTCCAAGGGGGACAGTATCGACTGGATGCCAGCGGCAGCTTGGGACTGGGCGCCGAGTCGATTCAAGGACTGCAACGGACAATCACTGACCAGCTGTACTCGTCCCCGACCCGGATCTCCGCGATGCGGGGGGTCGGAATGGGGCAGCTCGGTGCCATCTTCGACGAATCGGCACGGCGGGGCTACCTGCCTGGAAGTATCGGAGCCCGTAGCCGCGACGCCCAAGTCGCGGCTTTGGCCGGTTCCGGGATGAAGATGGAAGATATCCAAGCTTTGGACGAGGCCCAGTTCGGAGAGAAGTTGCGAAACTTTGATGCGAAACGGGTTGCCGGACGCTTGAAAGAGATGGCCGGGGCAGTGTCTGCGATGCGGGAGTTGTTCGGCTCTCAAGGACAAGCCAACGCTCCAATGTCGCAGATCATCAACGCACTGGAAGCGATTACCCAGAATCGGCTGGCCTCGATGTCGGCGACGCAGGTGGAAGCACTGGTCCGAAAAACCAAGGCGGTGGCGGAAAACACCGGGATGGGGATCGACGGCTTGTTGCACCTGACGGCACAGTCTGCAGCTATGGGTGACGGTCTCGGTATGGATCGCCAGCTGGCTATGCGGATAGGCTTGAGTTCTGCCTCGTACGGGGCTGGCTACAGAAATGCTTTTGGCAGCAGCTTTACGGCCTTCGGTGCCGCCAGCCCTGATGAAGTCGTCGCCCGTGACGTGAAACTGCGGACACAGGCCGCGATGAGTGAGCAAGCCCGGTTCGGAGGTGCGTTCCTGCGGTCTATGGACGCACTCGGGGTGGACGAGAATACACAAGCCGGGCGACTGGCCAAGGCACTGCGCAGCGGAGCCACGACATTCGAAGGCCAGTCCATGTTCCGGGTGCTGACCCAGTCCAACCTGACAAAGATTATGCAGGGGTCCGGTGTCAATGCGGCCGGTGTGCAGGCTTTCACAACCGCACTTGGCGATGAGTTCGGTAATCAGGAATACATTGAGAAGCACGGACTGGAGAAGATGGTCCGCAAACTCCAAGGGGAAGAGCTGGCCAGTAACGCCGGGCGCATCGCAGGTGAGGGAGCTGTCCAACAGGCCTTGGTTGCGGCCGGGGTGCCGCAGGAGCAGGCGGCTAAACAAGCACGTGCCGTGGGTGGCGGCCTGCTGCGGACCATGTTTGACTCTGAGAACCCCGAGCTGTTGTCCACGGCAGCCGGGCGGCGGCAAATGATCGAGCAGGAGCTGGCGAAGACAATGGGTGCCGCCCAAGCTCGTAAACTGGCCCCATCGGTCGCCTTGTCATTTGAGGCCAGGATGAACGCCCAAGCCAAGTTCTATGGCTACGGCGACTTTACAAAGATGCTCCAGTCGCAGAACCGGATGGCGATCGAGCAAGGCGAGTTTGCCGAAAAGACGGCAGAAGTCGACGCAGAGGTGGCTAAGGCCATGTCTCCGCTCGGCAAAGCCGGGCCTGTCCAGAGGATTATTGATCTGGTTCAAGCGGGTAACTCGGACGAGGACATCATGAAGACGATGGGCAAGGCCCTCGGCGGTGTGGACCTCGCCGGAGTCCGCGAGCTGTCCGATGCCCATGAACGGTATCGGCAGCTGGCTACTAAACCCAAAAAGACTGCGGCCGATCTTGAGGAGATGCAGGTTCTCCGACGTAAAATCCGCAGTCAAGTCGGTAACATCGTGACAGGGGCGTCACCGGAGCTTCGGGCGTTTATGAAGGATGCCGATGAAGGAAAGAGCCGGGACGAGCTGGAAGCAACCCATAAGGACAAACTGCGTGGGATCGGGGTCGACAACCTGCTGAGTCTGCGTAGATCCCGGGAACGGGCTGAGGAGCTGGAAGGACGACCACGCACGGCCGAGGAAGAGCTCGAACTCGAAGCCCACCGGAAAACAATCGATACCGTAGAAAAGCAGATCACAGACAGTGGCTTGGCAGACTCGGTAGGTCGGCAGGTCAGTGATGCAGACATGGCAAGGGCTGCCGGAGGATTCCGGAAGCTTGAAGAAGCCATGGCCGACAAAGATATGGACGCCACCAAGCGCGAACGCATCATCGACCGCGAGGCTCGGCATGGGTTGGCCCGGGCCAACAATATCGTCCAAGCCCTGTATGTCGATCCAGCTAGTCTCCGTAAACTGGGCGTTGGTGGTGTCCGGAAGCTGAAGTCCGTTGAGGGTCAGTACACCCAGGTTCTCCGTCTGGTCAACGGGGACACCGAACTGCTGAAGAAAGCCTTGGCCGGAGATCCGTCGGTACCTGAGAGTGTCCGGAAACAGGTTCAAGCGATGATGGGGCAGCTGGGTGCCGACATGGCTGAACTGGAAGAAGCCTTGGCAGGTGAGGGTTCTCCCATGACTCCGGAGCAGGCGGCGGCCGAAAAAGAAGAGTTGGATAAACTGTATGCCGAACGCAATGCCTCCGATGAGGACCAGAAAAAGTCACTGCTTGAGCGGCTGGCTAAGGTGAGCGGTCTGGATCTGGCCGATATGTCTGACGAAGAAAAAGCCAGGCTGTCCGACCTGATGGGGTCCCACGGCTCCGCCAAACGGAAAGACCTGCTGTTGGCTATGGAAGCCCGGGAATCGATCGACCGTGCCGTTAAAGAGCACGGTATGACGCGAGAGGAGCTCCGGGACGCCGGCTGGATCGATAGCGAGCTGGCGCAGGCCGGGGCTCTTGGCGAACTGGAGTCTTCTCCTGGCGGCGACGCCATCACCGATGTCGAGCGGGCCTTGGCGAGCTTTGGCTCCGACAAGCCTAAAGCTGCCCAGCAGGCGAAGCCCAAGATTGAAATGACTGGGACGTTAACGATCAAGGATGATGGCACAGCCAGTATTGCGGCTGAAGGTATTACCGACATGGGAGGGATGGCGTGACAACTTTGTTTCTCAGCAATCCCGGGCAAGTGGTGGCCTTCCAGAACAACGGTCTGCTACCCATGGCCGTGTTTATGGAGGGTTGGCCAGGTTACCCCCAGATAAATGCCATCATCACACAGGTGAATTCGCAATCGTCTGGAATCTACCAGCACCTGCACAGCATGCAGGATTTCATCCATACCTACATCTTCGGCGAAGGTATGGGTCAGCTGCTGATCGGTGGACTGGCCTTCTCTGAGTCCTGTTACGGCGGGGCTACCGGACTGGAGCAGATCGCCGCCTACTACAACAACTATCGGATCTCCAACAGCGGTAGGCTGCTGACAATCCAGATCGGAATCACCGGGGCTGCGAGGCTGCGCGCCTTCCTGGTCGGCAGTCAGGTAAGTATTGTCGATACGGACCACCAGCTGTGCCAGTTCGGGCTGCAGCTGAGCGTAATTCCCCCGGAGGCCACTCGCCGATGATTAACCACATCCGCACACTGCTCATGAACAGAGATCCCGAATCTATCGATACGTCGGCAATCGGTCACGAGTTTGTACCTCCCGAGTTCCGGGCGGTTCCTCTACCACAAGGGCTGTTAAGCATCCGAACAGTCCTTTTCGGGAGCCGCCCGGACTCTTTTGGAATGAACTACCGGCTGAGGCAGTTCATGCCATTCCTACACTCCGCCAATGCCGAACAGCACACTCTCAAGCCCGACAAGCGGACGACCTATCTAAACTCGTCGGTGGACTTTTTCCAGATCACCTACGGGGTCACCACGATTCCGAAGCTGGGGACTCCTCTGGTGTCTGTCGGCAGCAGCGGCGAATTCAGATTCTCTGACACCAACACGCTGGAACAACGCTGGCGTGGCTCGGTGGTTTCGGCACCCTCCGGTACGAGTGAAAACGGGGTCGTGGAACTTGTGGCCGGTGTCTCGGACCCGGTACCGCTACCGGGTATGAAACCACTCTACCTGAAGTTGATGTCTGGAAACGCAGGCGACACCTTCGAGATACTGCTGCGGCAGCGGCCGGCTGTCGACCTGGCTGCGTTACCTGCACAGCTGGCCCCGGTACTTACCCCGGAGGTCCAGCAAGCCCTGTTCGGACTGCCGCCCTATGAGACACCCTTCCGCCAGTTTCAACTCTGGTCCGCACTGCCTCAGCTGCAGTTTCAGTTGGCTGGCGTCTTACTGGCACTAGCGTACCGCACCGACAAACTCCGACGGGGTGAATAATGGGCGGAACAGCTGCCATCAAGATCCGTGGGCGGCTCCTGGTGGGTCCTTACGAATTCGACGTCATCACTGCCGGAGTGGCCTTTGAGCTGAACAACATCCCTACGGCCAGTTTTACTGTCGCGGTCGGTCGGGCCGGAGGAAACCTGCGGCCAGGCAATCTGCATTATTTCGCAGACAGGCTGTCCCCGGAGATGCGGGTCCAGTTCCGTTGTCAGCTGACTGTGCTGGACTCCTCCGTGCCGTATCGTGTCCCTGCTGGAGAGTTCCGCTTGTTTGACGGCTACCTCTCCGGATTTTCCACAACAACCCAGCGTGGAGCCTTGGTCGCCGTCTTCCATGCCAAACACTGGCTCTTGGACATGGACTACTCGTCCGCAGTCAGCGATTCCAGTCATCCGACCAATCCGTCCCAGTTCAGTTTCAAAGCCTCTCATCAGCCAGCCGGGGCCGGTGGTACGAGCTGGACTCCGCTCACGGCCGTCGGACCGGTCAGCGACACAACACTGGCCACCGACTTCTGGGGCGAGGGCTTGCAGAAGTGGTTCAAAGAGCTGACGGCATTGGACATGATCAACAAGGACGAGCTGTCATTCCTGGGCGGGGAACCGACTAAAAACGATACCGCTAAGAAAGCCTTGGACCGGTTCACCACATCCAGTGGTAACTATGTCAAGCTGGCAATGGATTTCAAACAGGCGGACGCGTCTTCGATCGCGTCGGCGATCTGGAATGATATCCAGATGGACAGTTACGACTCGACACTGGCCAACACGACGCTGTGGGGAAAGCTGGTCAACGATTTCTCAAGTCGGTACATGTTTGCAATCGTACCTCGCGTCGAAGATGCGCTGATCATCCCCTACATTCCTGGACTCAAGAAAACTTGGAAATACGGAATCGCCGGGACCGACTACGATCGAACCGGGGCCACATCGGAGCTGCAGCGTCGCCTTCGCGGGGTAGGTATCTTGTCTGGCGTCACATTCCGGACAGGCTCGAATCTACGAGAGCCGGGTCAGTCCCCCAGCAAACTGGGCGTCGGCGGTTGGTACTCGCCCGCCGGGTCTGACCGTGGCACCGTACTGCTGCGGCAAGGTCCGCGATGGCTGACCAACATTATCGCCTCGGACCGGTACGCGGAATTTTCGGCCGGGGCGGGAGTACAGCCAATCGGCAATGCGTTGCACCCCGGGACCAGGGCCGCCAGCAAGAGTACCAAGGCGCCGCCGCCACCACCCGAACAACTGAAAAAGGACAGCAAGAGGATCTTTGATGCGTTTGCACACGCGATGTACACCTACGAGCAGCTGAGAACCCGGCAAATCGAGATCGGCGGCAAACTCCGCTTCGACATCGCCCCCGGATCGACAATCAACATTGCTCCGTCCTTTGATAAGTTCATCCTGCCGGACGCCATGGCACAGCCGATGGTCGG